AACCAATTTGAAGCAGGTGACATGAAAGGTGACATGGGTCGTAAGCCCAAGGCACTTACAGCATTGGTTCGAAATTGTGTCAACATGTTTGGCAATTTAAACTTGGGACTGGTTGCTACCAACCACACATACGCAAGTCAAGACATGTTTGATCCAGATGACAAGATCTCAGGCGGTCAAGGCTTTATCTATGCCAGTAGTATTGTAGTTGCCATGAAGAAGATGAAGTTGAAAGAGGATGAAGACGGCAACAAGATCACACAAGTCAAAGGTATTCGTGCAGGATGTAAGATTATGAAAACACGGTATGCAAAACCTTTTGAAAGTGTACAAATCAAGATCCCTTATGAAACAGGAATGAACCCACATAGTGGTTTAGTTGACATGTTCGAAGGAAAAGGTTTATTGCAGAAGGAAGGCAATAGTCTTAAATATACTCTGGCAGACGGCACAGTTATCAAGCAATTCCGTAAAGCATGGGAACGCAATGATGATGATAGTCTTGATCGAGTGATGAAAGATTATATTGATCATCCTCATCGAATCGCAGACACGCAAACAGAAGCAGATACAGTAGAAGAATGATATGCAGTCTTGTAAGCCAATTGATATAACAATAAATCATGATTGGGATAAAACTATTTTGGCAACGCAAAAACTTCTGTCATTAAAATCAGCTGGATCTATTTCTGACTACGGAAATTCAGTACACTATGATTTAAAGTCGTTGGGTACTATCAGTGAACATAAACCTAGTGGGGCTTGGTTTAGGGTAGCAAGTCCTGTTATTAATAAAACAATGCCTTGGCTCGACGATTTTCTTAATAAAATGGAAGAGTTAAACCCCGATGAGGGTGCAATTAGTTATTTGCATGGTAAAGGTGCAGCCCATATAGATTTACCGCATATGCAAACTTCGTTAAATTATATTTTTAAGAATTCGGATTCAACTGCACATACTTGGATTGAATCTGATAATATTAAAGACGTATATCCGAGTCAATTAAATACAGCGTGGTTGCTAGATACACAGAAACTACACGGAATCGAAAATGATGGTCATAGGTGGACGTTGACTATACATTTTAACACTGGATATGATGTAGTTTGCAAATGGTTCGAAAAGCACCCAAAATTGATATTTGAACACAAAGGATAAAATATGAGTATTGAAGTAGATGTTCTAGTAGAAACATATCAAACACTTAAACAATATATAGCACAAAAAGATAGGCAAGAAGCCAGTGATAATCTAATGAGTATTTTGGTAGATATGATTGGCGATAACGAACTAAAAGAATTTAGTGGAACAGACAACTATACTAAACGTAGTTTTGACGAATATGCCGGTGATTATGAAGAAGATGATATCGACGAAAACTACGAAGACTAATGTGGTATAATAAAGTAGTATCTGACTTGGGCAATATTCCCGCCTTCATAAATTATTATGAAGATGAATTAACACAGGCCAAATTTGAGTGTAATATCAAAGGTAATTTAGAAAAAAATGTTGCTTCATTGCCTGGTATTACAGAACAAAGATTTAATCAGTTGCAGGAAATCGAAGCAGTACTACAATATCTCAATCTACAATTAAGAAAAATTAGAAAAAAACATTTCCAAAAATATTTAGAAAATTATCCTAGAGCGTTAACCAGCAGGGACGCTGAAAAGTATGTTGACGGCGAAGATGAAGTAATTGATTTCGAAACTATAATTAACGAAGTCGCATTAGTTCGTAATAAATGGCTAGGACTTATGAAAGGTTTAGAAAGTAAAAACTTTATGTTAGGCCATGTCAGCAGACTCAGAACTGCAGGTATGGAAGACATCACTTTATAAGTAATAATATGAATATTGTATTAGTAACAGGCGGCTTTGACCCAGTCCATTCTGGACACATCGAGTATTTTAAAGCCGCCAAATCATTGGGTGACATTTTAATTGTTGGTGTTAACAGCGATGCGTGGTTACAGCGCAAAAAAGGTCAAGCATTCATGCCTTGGTATGAACGTGCTAGCATCATTGACAATTTAAAAATGGTAGATTTTGTCTACGAATTTGAAGATAATGATGGATCTAGTATAGATGCAATTGCAAGAGTGAGATTAAGTTATCCGGATGCTAAAATTATTTTCGCGAACGGCGGAGATAGAAACAAAGATAATATTCCCGAAATGGCTTACACGGATAATAATCTGGAGTTTGTGTTTGGTGTAGGCGGCGAAAATAAGTTAAACTCATCTAGCTGGATATTAGAAGAATGGAAAGCACCTAAGACATCTCGAACTTGGGGATATTATAGGATATTGCACTCTTGCGGCCCAGGCACAAAACTTAAAGAGTTGACTGTGGCTCCTAAAACATGTTTAAGTATGCAACGTCACGAAAAACGTGCAGAATTTTGGTTTGTTGCAGAAGGGGAAGCAGCAGTATACACTTTAGATTCTAGTACAGATCATGATTTAAAGTGTAGCTTAACAGTACATCAAAGTACATTCATTGACACTAATGAGTGGCATATGTTGTGCAATGAAACAGATAAGCCACTGAAGCTAATTGAAATTCAGTACGGTGAAAACTGTATCGAAGAAGATATAGAACGAAAAAATTAATAACAGTTATTAATTTTATGTTTGGCTAACTCTGCTTTAACTTCGGCCACTGTCTGAGCCCAAGACATAAAAAATTCAACAATTTTTTTATATAGTTTCATAATGAACCTCTGTTCTTTCTTTCAAATTCTTTAATCCATATTTCTACTTCAACAGCAGAAGTTGGTCTTTTACTAGATACATAAGCATCCACAGTTTGTTCATATGTGTTGGGCTGTAAGAATTGCTTTAACCACGCCATCAATTTCATTTGGATTCCTCTCAGTGTTTACACTATTAGTGTTTCTACTAGTATTTATGTTGCATTGCAACATCTAAACTGATATTAGAATTAAAAATAAATATATGATTATGACCAACGACTTACGAAAACTAATAAACCTTATTTCCGAAGCAGAAGAATTAACTTCTGCACCTTCTAGCCTAGAAGATCCCAAAATTAAAGAAATAGCAAAAGATATCAAGCAAGGAGAAGTTTCCCAAAGCGTTTTGGGAAAACTAAAACATTTCTTGGTCAGTCTATTAGACCCCACTCCGCCACCTAGCAATGAGTATCCAGATCCCCCTATAGAAGAAGCAGGTAAACAGTCTAAGATTATAAGTGCAGACTTACAAATTTATGAATTATTGAAAAGAACTAAGCCCGAAGATGCAGATAAAGTTTGGGCGTTCTATAATAGGGCAATGTTAGCTGATCACATTATTCCTATGTGCATTTCCAAAGATATTGTTAAACAGGATGATCAAGACAGAATTTTAAATTTGTTTATTAATGCACCTGGTACACTAGAAGATAAAGTTAGTTTGGCAGCTCAATTAGAAGGCGCTGGAGTTATTAAAACTAAAGAACTATTAAAACCAGGAAGTGGTAGTATCGACAAACTTATTAATTACAAGAGTGTAGTTTTAGATAATATTAAAACTAAACTTATTAATTTTAAAGTCAGTCCTAGCACTACAGCAGTTAACACAGGTGATGGAGAAGCATTTTTTCTTATCTTAGGATCGGGGATTAATAAATTAAGCCCAGGTGATCTTAATGTATTGGGCAGAGAGATAGAAGTAAAAGCTCAGGGTGCTCGTCTTAAAGGATTCGGCGGAAAGGGCACTTATGGAGATGGTGCTACTTATTGGCCAAAGTTTAATAAGCAACTGATTGGTTTACTTAAGAGACCTGGAGTGACTTACTTACAGGATGCAACAGGAGTAGACCTAAGTTCCGAGCCTTTGCATTTTGGATCTGCGGCTACTACTGCATTAGGTGCAGCATTGAAAGTTGCTAAACCTGGTGAAAAATCAGTGAAAGCAATGTTCGACGAAGCACTTAAGCACATCTATCCCAAGACTACTCCAGAGATGAGAAACAACGTTTTGAATACAATTCAATCAGACGGCAGCTTTGATCCTGAAGAATTTAGAAAAGGTTGGTTCATGTTGACCTACGAATACTACATGGCCACTAGTATAGATAAAAAAACAGGAGTAGGTTTTGACGGTATCCTGTTTATTCATCAGCCCTCATTCACTTATAACTATATCAAAGATAAAGCACAATTAGAAAAAGATTGGAGTCAATTTCAATTAAATCCTGGTCTTTATAATTGGACTGATGCTCCTAGTATTGCACCTAAAATTACTTTTGGTAAAGAAGAAAGAGCTCGAAAGAGTAAAGCCAAAGCCACTTTACAAAAAGTAGATCCCAGCGCAGTAACCGCTAAAACACATGGGGTAACCGGACTAAAACCAACTCGGTCAAAACCGGCGCCAGAAACTCCTGTAACATCTACACCTCGTGCTCGCAGATAATGTTTGACATTAATCCCTGATTAGCATATAATAACTCCATAGGGCTAATAGCTTAATGGTAAAGCAGTCGACTCATAATCGATCGAGTGTAGGTTCAATTCCTACTTAGCCCACCAAGTTTTAAACAATAAATGTACGAGCTATATAGCATTGACAAGAAATTATTAAGGCAGTATAATACAAACATTGCTCCGATGATGAAATAGGTAAACATAGCAGACTTAAAATCTGCCGCTTAACGGCTTCCCGGTTCGATTCCGGGTCGGAGCACCAATTTTGAAATTAGTTTAAAACAAAAGTATAAATAATTTTAAATTAACCAAAAGTAGTTGACAACAAAGACTAAATAAATTACAATAGAAACTGTTATGAAAAACACAAGATCATTATTATCGCAACATTGCATAGCCAAACAGGCAGGCTTTATGCCCACCTATTGGTCTGCGATTAGTCTAGGTAATGATCGCACACCAGAGATTCAAAAGGTCCAGGAGGGCTGGGATGGTTAAGTAAACAACTTAATACATTTCAAAACTTCAAGGACCCTAGGATTAAAAACCCTAGGGTTTTTGTTTATATAAAGGAGATTATGAGGAAGATAGATTTGAAACGACGTATGCGTGAGGTAAGGTTTACGACAGAGCATACTCTAACACCCGATCAGCGTAACAAGTTGATTCAGGATAAGTTAGAACGTGCTAGGCTAGACTTTGAAATTCGCATGAGAGTTGATAGTCAAACTTACGCATAATTTTAACAGTGTAAAAAGGTGGAAACGAGGTCCACGCTAGGCACTATAAACACTGGCAAACGGGCGTACTGAAGCATGAAACCCACGGCGATAACGTGGGGAGTAAGAATCAGGTCAGGGTATTGACCCTGACATATCCTGCGGAAACGCAGGGTATTCTAAAATATACTGAGAGACATATCTCCCGTAATACAGAGAAGCATGGTGGTTATCCAGTATATTTTAGAATACCTTAGGATGAAAATAGCAGTGTCTCCCCTGACGAGAGCCTGCGTCAAACTAGATTTTGACAACCATAAGGCATTGACAAGTATATGTATTAAATGTATACTTGCAAAAGTTAGGAAAAAATATGAAAACAACTTCGACGTTCAAGCTTAATAAAACTGTGAAAACAATGTTGGCAACAGGTCGATTTCGGTCACAAGAAGATCGTAATGGATTTAAACGTGCAATGATTGATGCACAGGTCAGCGGTGAAATGCAATCTAGAAATTCACAGAAGCGAACCAAGGATAGTGGACAAGAGTAAATAGTTATATTCCTCAGTAGCTCAGCGGTAGAGCAATCGGCTGTTAACCGATCGGTCATTGGTTCGATCCCAGTCTGAGGAGCCAGATTTTGCCCTGGTGACGTCGTAAAGGTGGGCGACAGAAGAAAAACGCGGTTGTGATGTAATTGGTAGCCATGCGAGTCTTAGAAGCTCGTGTCGAAAGACGTGTCAGTTCGAGTCTGACCAGCCGCACCAAGTTTAAGCATAAGTAAAGATATGCGGGGTTCGTATAGTGGTAATACCTTAGCCTTCCACGCTAAAGCGAGGAGTTCGATTCTCCTACCCCGCTCCATTAACAATTAATTGAAGTAATAATGAAAAATTTAGAATCTCGTAGTTCACTGATTGATACTGACAAATGTGTAGAAGCTATTGGTAATAGATTTGATCTAGTATTAGTAGCCAGTGCAAGGAGTCGTGAAATTTCTAGGCGCAACAAAGCCAGTAATCAGTTACAGCATAGACACCCAAATATCTCAGCCTTGCTTGATGTTCAAGAAGATCGAGTGGGACGAGAGTACTTGAAAAAAATTAATTAAATAACCCGGTTTACTGTTTTTACGTTATAAAACAGCGTCCCTGAAACGATAGAACAGGGGGTACACTAGGACCTGACCTCACAGTCCCTATTTAAGGGATACTGGAAACTGCCTAGGGTGAGGATTAACAGCCTTTCCAGAAGAAGAAAATGTTATGGACAGAGTAACAGCTCAGTTTAGGGTCTATGTGGTGTGGGTAGCTAAACAATTTTATAAGTGTATAACACACCCTGCCGATAAGACAGGCTCTGTTTGTGAAAATGTTGTATGCTTATAAAATTGATGCGGAGTGTTAGAAGCGGTATCTGGCTAGGCTCATAACCTAGAGGTCGGTGGTTCGATTCCACCCTCCGCTACCACAATTTGGGTCGTTAGCTCAGTTGGTACGAGCGCTTCCTTTACACGGAAGATGTCGGCGGTTCGAGCCCGTCACGACCTACCAGTTTTTCTCGGTATAGTGAAATGGTATCACCCGACGTTTGGGACGTTGAAGCGCAAGTTCGATTCCTGCTACCGAGACCAAGTTTTAATATGGGCTGTTAGTGATAATGGGAGCACGGGGGCTTTGCACGTCTCAGGTAAGAGTTCGATTCTCTTACGGTCCACCAGTTTTAGGATAGTTACAGCAAACTTCAAGCTAAACTTTTTGGTTGTCTAGCGACAAAAACTATCCTGTCTTTTAATGCACCGATGGCGGAGCGGCCCAACGCAACTGTCTGCAAAACAGTAAACCGCAGGTTCAAATCCTGCTCGGTGCTCCATGTTTAAAACCCAAGTATTAACTGTACCAATTTAGTTGGGTATTAGACAATAATTGGGTTTTTTGCTATAATAGACACATGTTAAGAAATTAACAAACGTTCTTTAAAAATTTATCCAACATATAAACCGCTGTGAAGCGGTCATTATATGCAAACACATTACTTGCCCGACCGTAAAAGTCGTGGTAAACTACAAGAGAAGTGGGTTCGAATCCCGGGGACTGGCAGTGTGTTTACATATAGTGAATATGCGACTGTGGCGTAATTGGTAGCCGCAACAGACTTAAAATCTGTCGTCTTTAATGATGTACCGGTTCGAGTCCGGTCAGTCGCACCAAACATTGCACGATTCGTCTATCGGTTAGGACGCTGCCCTTTCAAGGCGGAAAGACGAGTTCGATTCTCGTATCGTGTACCAGTTATAGGGGATTGCCCACTACGGCGGACTGTAAATCCGTTCCTAAAGGTAGTGAAGTCAAGGCACGTGGAGCGTTACCATCAGTCCCCACCATTTTTGGTCTCGTCATATAGTGGTTATTATACCGGCCTGTCTAGTCGGATATCGGGGTTCGATTCCCCGCGGGATCGCCAAGTTTTGTCAGAGTGTCAGCAAGAGAAAATCACGCTGCTAGGTTTCTTCGAAGGACCGAAACAGTAGAAGGCAAGCGGGTTCGACTCCCGGTTGATCACTGAGTGATCAACGCAGATGGTTGCCACGCTGGACCAGTATCCCTCGTGACGTACCGACGCCCGTCCGGACTAGTATAATCGGGCTAATGGTAGAGATGATATAGGCTCTACTACTTTGACAAATTCAATATGTTTTATGGTGAGTTGGATGAGTTGGCTTAAATCACTTTCCTGCTAAGAAAGAGACTTGGCAAAACCAGGTCCGTGGGTTCGAATCCCACACTCACCACCAATTAATTATGATACGATTTTTAATTACAATAATTTTATTATATGCTAGTTCTGTTAATGCTTGTGTTGGGTATGTTGTAGCCTTTCGTGGTCAGAATGACGTATTCGACCAACCTGCATTAGAGAAATATGCAAATCATTTAAGTTATTGCTATAAAGTATTTGGATGGCATCAATCTAAAGATGCAGTCCTGTTTATAAACAGCATAGATGAAAATTATCAGTTATACGGCTTTAGCAAAGGTGCTGAAACAATTAGTAAACTGTTAAAAAATTCTTCTATTAGAAAACCTGAATACGTTTTAACTATTGGCGCTTTTAGAACCACTGACGTTAATTTTAAAAAATACAATATCAAATTTGATAATTATTTTGATGATTCCGGGCAAGGACAACTTAGTCCTGGCATATTTTTATCAGTTAGTCATAGTAAAATTCAAAAAGAAGTTAACACGATCTTATTCAAAGATAAGTAAATTTACGCTCTTGAAGCATTGCTGGCGATGCGCCGGATTTGTAACCCGGAGATAATCTGTTCGATTCAGATCGAGAGCACCAAATAATTGCGGGTATAGTACAGTTGGTAGTACATTTGCTTGCCAAGCAAAAGGTCATCGGTTCGAACCCGATTACCCGCTCCAAGTTTTTCGGAAGTGTGGCAGAGTCCGGCTTATTGCGTTAGTCTTGAAAACTAAAGGATCAGAAATGGTTCCGTGAGTTCGAATCTCACCGCTTCCACCAATTATGCTTGCTGAAGTTTAACTACACTAGAACACGCTAGTAACTGCGAAGTCGACTACACAGTGAAAGTCTCTAGGAAGATAAGGAGTTAAACAGTTTGGTTCGATTCCAACGGCGAGCACCTTTTATGTATCCCTAGTGTTAACGGCAGCACGACAGTCTCCAAAACTGCTAGTGGGGGTTCAAATCCCTCGGGGTACGCCATTTATTTTTTAGTAGTGTTTATCCTGTGTATAATTCTGCTTCTGATCATTGAATCTTCGGCCATTAACCGTGCGATAAAACCTATTAGATAACCCAATTGATAAGCTGCTCGATTATTCTTGCAATTTTCGGACATTGACTTAATAAAGTTGAAAAGAAGATCTATCTCTTTTTGATTTGCCATACTGTATTTACATTTTTTGCCTCTGTAGTTTAATGGTAAAACAGCGGATTTATATCCCGTGTGCAACAGATAATTGGCCAATGTGGGTTCGACTCCCGCCGGAGGCACCAAATTTTAATTGACAATAAAACCAAATTATATTATAATAGAAGGATAGTAAGGAGTAAATGATGAAACGAAAATGTCATAAACCAACCGTCGCCCGGCGTAACCCCTTCGTCGTTGCGGCTTTGATGCGTAAAGCGGGTAGCCATCGCAAGTCTAACAAGGCTTTGCGTAAGGCACAAAATCAAGTACCTTTGGGGGTATAACTTAACGGCTAAAGTAGCTGGCTTTTAACCAGCAAATCAGAGTTCGATTCTCTGTGCCCCTACCATATAAAAACACATTAGAAAACATAGGCAGACCTATGGGGTCCTGATCAGAAACTCAGGAGCGTAGTTTATTGTAAAACAATAGTGTGTTTCTATATGGTTAATGCTATCGACGGGTAGACACCATGCTGGGGAGTAATTAACCTCAGGAACTCGCGGTGACGGAATTGGCAGACGTTGGTGCCGGAAGGTGCTTAATGCAGGTTCGAACCCTGCCCGCAATGAGTTCGCATATTGAAGCACATTAAAACACGCCCCTAGTAGCAGTAGCGAATCAAGGGTGGAAGGTTGAGTGTGCTTCAATATGGTATTAGAGATTGTTAATAAAGCGTAATGCTTTGTTGACGTTAGTAAAGTAACGAAGTTGTATGTCGCAGTCAAAGACGTCAAACACTACAATGCAACATACACCATTGTCACTTAGAGATAAGTGAAAATTGAGTCCGCTAGGAGTAACATTCTTGTAGGTCTTCACAAAAGTATTTACCCGGTTAGCTCAAAAGCAGAGCATTCGACTGATAATCGAAAGAAAGAGGAGCGTTACCTCTACTGGGTACCAGTTTTAGGATCGGTTCAGCAACCAAAATACATTAGACTTCTAATCTAAACCGTAAAAAACGATCCTGTTGTTTTGTTAGGGTTCTGTCTAATTATACTTCTATATCTTTTATCAACTCTGCAATAGTAGGAAATACTTTTGTATAATCTGTAGAACGTCTGCGATCTAGTTCAACCAAATAAGTTTTTAATTGGCGTTGTAGATCTAAATTAGGGTTACTTTGCAGTATTTCTAATGCTATGCCATTAAAGTAATCTTTATATTTTTCTTTGTCGGGATCGCCCATAGGATCAAATTTATCAATTGCTTGTTGGTATCCCATATCTAATAGATTCGGGCCAAATATAGTAGGATGAAAGTATGGATGACCTGCTGTTTTCATCAGCGACCAATATACCGTTCTGACTCGACTCCAACTATTAATCTTTTCAACAAGGTCTGGCAAACTTGGTATAGTCAGTGGACCTAACGTAGAGTTGATATTTAACACTATATCTGTGTTATTTAACACGTATTCAAAATTCTTTTCAAAAAGATTTAACTGTAGACCATAGCGAACATATTCTGCGGGTTTACCCCAACAGTCAATACTGCCTATTAGATTAATTTGATTTAATTGAGAATTAATTTTTAATTTTTGTATTTGATCAATTTGATATTTAAATTTTTCATGATCTATTGTTAGATTGCTAAAGAATACAAGATCTAAATTAGGTAGTTTTTTAGTTTCTACGAGATTCAATAATCGTTGTGTTTCTTTTTGTATGAACGGTTCGCCTCCTAGAATTAAAAGTTTATTTAAATTATAAATGTTTTTGTCTAACCACTTAAACATTTGTTCGGTTGCTTCGTGATAATCTTCAGGTAGTTGATATCCTGGATTAATGCGAACTCCGTTTTTATTGAACACACCAAATTTAATATTTTCTTGATTAATCTGGCTGCTAAACATAGGTGTGCAATATGTACATTTTAGATTACAGACATTGCTGAAATAAATTTCTAGTATTCTTGGACTTACATTTACTGCCGTTAAATCTGTGTCTAATTCAGGCGGTGCAGTAATTCCTGGAAAATCTAAGTGTATCATACGGTCGCTGGTTCCGCCGACATCTTCAATTGACTTACAATGTTCACATCCTCGGCCCGGCCACTGACCTTCAAGCATTGTTTGACGATCTTGAATTTTTTCAGGAGTATTATGAAAATTAAAAGTTTTTAAATCAAACTTTGTTTGATTAACTCTATGACAACTTGCAGTAGACAAGGACGTAAGAAATACAGTACTATGACTCCATTTTAGCTGACAAGCAGTTGCAGTTTTTATTGTAAAAACTTTTTGATTCATGTTTGTACTTATTGTTACAAATATTGATGAATTTATTATAGAAGCGTAGCATAGTGGCTAATGCACCACCTTCATACGGTGTTTATCGTGGGTTCGAGTCCCACCGCTTCTACCAAATTTATTGGGGCATTATGTAATGGTAGCATATCAGACTTTGACTCTGAGAGCGTAGGTTCGATCCCTACTGCCCCTGCCAGTTAGCGGGATAGACGATAATTTAGAGTCCCACCCAACCTAGCATAAGGACTCACTTATGCGACTACAGCAGAGTGGTTGAAGTGTGGTAATTAGACTTGGTTATTCGAGACAATCCAGCGAGTCCTCTCAGGAGGATAGTTGGGCTCCCCATTTCTATCGGTCCTTGGTGAAATGGATATCATCTCTGTCTTCGAAACAGATGTCGTGGGTTCGACTCCTGCAGGACCGGCCACTGCCCTTATGGACAAATTGGTAAAGTCAGCTCTCTCAAAAGGAGCAGTTTTCTCCGTTCGAATCGGAGTAAGGGCACCAATTTTATCGCTATAGTATAATGGATAATACACTACGCTACGAACGTGGGAATAGAGGTTCGATTCCTTTTGGCGGTACCAATTTATCTGTGTGTAATGTCAGTCAGGTCAGACGGCCGGCCTTGGAAGTCGGAGGTCGCAGGTTCGAATCCTGCCACACAGACCAGCTTAACGGAGCCTTGGTGTAATGGTAGCACACGTAGAAAGTGATCCTGACAAGGATACAATACAGCAGCCAATTCATTCCATTCATAAGGACGAGATCGGGGTTCGAATCCCTGGGGCTCCACCAAATTTTAGGATGCAGACAGCAATTTAAAACAATCAAACTTGTAATTTGACTAAAAATGCATCCTGTTTTATAATGTATTCTTTTAGTAGGATTAAAGATGATTCCCCTTATAGCCAAAAAAGAAATAGCACAAGAAAGATACAATGTCTGTAAAGCCTGCGATAGTTTTACTGCGGCAAGATTATGTAAAGAATGCAATTGCTTTATGCCAATTAAAGTTAAGCTAGCCCATGCATGGTGTCCTAAGACTAAATGGCTTAGTAAAATGGATCCTAGAGAACATCAGCCTGATCCTTATAAAGATTTAGAATAGATTTATCCGAGACTATTTAGGTGTGACTATGTTGTAATGGTAGCAACCTAGACTGTGACTCTGGTAGTACGGGTTCAAATCCCGTTAGTCACCCCTAAGTAGTTTTATGCCACGGTAGCTCCAATGGTAGAGCAGCGGACTGAAAATTCGTGTGTTACTGGTTCGAGTCCAGTTCGTGGTACCAATAAATATTTTATATTGGAGGATCAAAAATGCAAGCAAGACCTATTACATTTAAAAATTCGTTCAATAATGAACAATGGATCTGTGAAGATACCAAAAAAATCAAATTGATCGATGGTGTTAGTTATCTAACAGTGCATAAACCTGGAAGTTATCGAATGGTACTAATGCGTAAAGATAGTTTAGTGCCACTAAAAACAAAACAGTGAGCTCTCATAGTATAAAGGCATTACTCTACATTGGTAATGTAGAAACGCTGGATCGTTACCAGCTGGGAGCACCACGCTCGCTGTAGTTCAATGGATAGAACGGGGTCCTCCTAAGACTCAAATTCAGGTTCGATTCCTGGTGGCGGGACCAACGAATTTTATTGACAGAAATACTTAATTTTAATATAATAAATTAACTGGCGTTAGTTCAATGGATAGAACAGTAGCCTTCTAAGCTATAAATACAGGTTCGATTCCTGTACGCCGGACCAGCTTTTTAGGATGATTACAGCAAACAATTTACTCGCTCCAAAACTTCGCGAGGCCGGCCCGCTGGGGGCATGCCGTGGGTTCGAGTCCCGGTCTTAGGCACCACATCTTGTTATATTTGACCATAAGGTTCATTTCAGCAACTAAAATAATCTTTCTGAAAAAAAGAAGGTCTGGGTTCGAATCCCAGCTCAGAGTTGGTCTTCTGTGTGGTGTAATGGTAGCACAAAAAAATTGAGCCTGTTATTGTCCGGTTAGTTCAGCGGTATGAACGCTACCTTGACACGGTAGAGGTCACTGGTTCGATCCCAGTACTGGACACCAAATGATTATAAATATGGATAAATATTTTATAATAAACATGGAATATTATTATGCCAGTATATACTAAAAAAACAATCGTCGATGTAGAAGATCACTTCGACTCAGACTATAGTCCTAGATTTCAAGAAACTGAAGCTCAGGTGGCAAGTTGGGTAGCTGAAGGAAAAACAGACGGGGAGCTTACTCGTGAAATTGTTACGATAGAGTATCCCACTCGATACATTTCAAGATTTACCAGAGTTTGGTTAGATCAGACCGCGGCCGAAGCTTACGAAATATTTGCAGTCAACGCCGCGGCCCAATTCAGCAATTCAATTGATAGTTTTCAAATAGTTGATAACAGTTAATTTTACCAAAAATTATTGACTTATTTCCTTACTTCTTATATAATCATTCTATATTAAGTTATAAGGTTAGGTACAGCAACATTCATAATACTATGGACTGCTACACATATCTTGTCTTTAGCTGGAGCCCGAAAGGGCTTTGAAGGTTAAAGACAATGCGCGAGCAAGGACTGTGTGGATAGAGGAGTTTCGATAAGTCTCCTCGATAAAAACAAAAAGTAGAAAACTAACCTGTTAAAATCCTAGGATGGATTCAGCAACTTAAACATTAAACTCTGAACTAACTGCTATAGAAGATGGTCGCAGGACACAGTAGAAATACTGTACTAGAAAACTAGTCTCGAAGGAATAGACGACAGAATGGAAAGACATACTATGTTTCTAACGCAGACACAAGTTTAGATAGTCAACGTGAATCGTCGATAGGGTCTGGGTGCTATAATTGGCCAGACCAGAAAATAAACAAATTAGCACACCCATCCTGTTTATTCAAAATCGATTTACATTAAATTAAAAAACGTATATAATACATTTTTAGGATGCTAACAGCAACTTTAAAATTTCACTGTAAATGAAACCAAAAGAGCATCCTGTTGCATAAAATCAAAGAAAGGAGAGTACTATGCAATTCGCAGAAGCAGTAATGAATCAAGAGGCCCGTACTATCAATGGTATGAAGGCACGTAAGTCAACCGCAAACGCATGTGTTGATTTGTTCTATAATATCGGTGCAAGCCGCGGCAAAGACATCGTGCCAGCGTTCACAGCGGCTTACGTAGAAAACTCCGATCTAGCATTGCGTATTGTCCAATGGGCACGTGATGCACGTGGTGGGTCTGGCGAGCGCCAAGTCTTTCGAGATGTTCTCGCTTACTTGGAAAAAACTAATCCAGAAGACGCTGGCCGTCTGTTGGTTAAAGTTCCAGAATTAGGTCGTTACGATGACTTGTTTGTGTTTAGCACTAAACCTCTTAAGACACAGGCATACACTATGTTAGGCGATGCATTGCGTAATCGTAATGGATTGGCTGCAAAGTGGACACCACGTAAAGGCAATGTTGCACGTGAAATTCGTGAATTCTTTGGTATGACTCCAAAACAATATCGTAAGAGCCTTGTTACGTTGACCAATGTTGTTGAAACACAAATGTGTTCTAATAACTGGGACAACATCAACTACAGTCATGTTCCTTCAGTGGCACATGCACGTTACAAGAAGGCATTTGGTCGTCATGGCACAACCTACGCTGAGTACGTAACTAAGTTGGTTAAGGGTGAAGCTGGCGTTAAAATTAACGCTGGTGCAGTATTCCCTTACGATGTATTGAAGGGTGCTATTAACAAGTACAGCCGTAGTTCTATGACTAAGACTGAGTTGGATGCATTGCAGGCCCAATGGGACGCACTGCCAAACTTTATCGGTGATGCCAACGTGTTACCAATGGTTGATAGTTCGGGTTCTATGACATGTGCGGCAGGTGGACATTCTTCAAAGAGTGGATTGACTTGTTTGGAAGTTGCAATCTCATTGGGATTGTATTTTGCAGACAAGAACACTGGTAAGTTCAAGGATACTTTCTTGACTTTCAGCCGCACTCCTAAGTTGGTTAATCTAAAGGGTAACATCAATCAAAAGATTGATCAAATGAACACTGGCGAAGTCGCTAACACCGACTTGAACAAGGCGTTTGATTTGATCCTTAAGACTGCTGTAGATAACAGTGTTCCTCAAGCAGAAATGCCAGGCACATTAGTAATCTTCTCAGACATGCAATTTGATGCGGGTGTCCACCACGATGACAGTGCAATCGAAATGATAGCACGTAAATATCAAGCGGCGGGCTACGAACTTCCAAAGGTCGTATTCTGGAACTTGAACGCCGCATACGGTAATACTCCTGTCAAATTTGACAAGAGCGGAACTGCTCTAGTTTCTGGCTTCAGCCCAGCTGTAGCAAAAGGAATCTTGAGCGGCAACATGGATGACTTCTCACCAGAAGCAATCATGCTAAAGACCGTAATGGTGGATCGATATGCAATTTAATCGCTGACCCACACAGCCCGCTTCGGCGGGTTTTTTTATTCAGCATCCGCCGGAGCGAAACGTGGGATAGGCTGCTGTCCGCGGGGTTTTGATAGTTCTTCCTGACACACAAAAGAACTATCTTTTTGTTGTTTTTATACAACACTGCTTTAATTGACTTTTCTGGCAATGATGTTATACTAAAGACTCAATATTATATTCGTTCTGCCTATGCAGGAAAGGTCGTATAATGGCACATAAACACCAAGGTCAACTTACCCCCGCACCACAGTGGTGGAAACATCTTAAAGATTGGAAGCGGATATTCTGGAAATCAGAACGCCAAGCTCATAAGCGCGACATCAAAGAAAGAGAAAAGGATTAATATGCCCTGGATTCAAAACGTTGCATTGAGCGACATTAAAAAAGGATTGCATATTAATCCTGGCGACAACGCCATGCTGATTCAAATTGTGGATCCGCCCGGCAACTTTCCTACTCCCAAGTACACATTTAAAGAAGTGCATCAATTCCAATTCTTAGACATTGAGGAAAAAGATTTTGCACTGGATGAAGCGATGCGGTGTAGTTATGAACAAGCCGCAGAACTTGTTCGTTTATTACAACATGCATTGGCAAATCGTATGAATGTGATTGTGCATTGTGTGGCAGGTGTTTGCCGTAGTGGTGCAGTCTGCGAAGTAGGTGTTATGCTGGGCTTTGACGACACTGAAGTTTTTCGCAGTCCTAACCTGTTAGTCAAGCATCGTATGATGAAGGTACTGGGTTGGACCTATGATGAGAACGAACCGTACACGGTCAACGGTGTGCCTTTTGAATACGACGAGTTGGGTAATAAGAAAATTTGGGTACCCCCTCAACGTGAAGGAGACATTTAATGTATTTGCACAGAGACGATTTAGAAAAAATGTTGTCTATATTGGCTAAATTTCCAGAAGTCGAAACTGTTGAAATTAAACAGGACAACAGTTCTGGTATTGGTTCACATACTACAATGATTTTTAACACTGTAGTAAATGAAACATCAGGTAGTTTTGAAATTGTGATTTCTAGTGTGGAGAATTGGTAATGCCAAAATGTTATCAGTTAGTTGGAGTGCCTTGCTCTGGCAAAAGTACTTGGGTGGCCGAACAAGACTGGGCGCTAACCTGTGCCCATATTAGTACAGACAAATGGGTTGAAATCTACGCAAAGGAAGTAGGACGTACCTATTCCGAAGTGTTTACAGATTTTATGCCTACTGCTGTGGACCTTATGGCCAAGGAAGTGGTCGTGGCTCGTGAAATGGGTCGTGATATCGTCTGGGATCAAACTAGCACTACTGTAAAAAGTCGTGCTCGCAAGTTCAACATGTTGCCGGACTACGAACATATTGCTGTGGTGTTTAAAACCCCGGAGCATAAAGAACTAATTCGGCGTTTGTGGAGCCGCCCTGGCAAGGAAATTCCCGATCATGTTATTGCCAGCATGATTGCCTTTTGGGAAGAACCCACTATAGAAGAAGGCTTTAAGGAAATTTGGTATGCCTAAAGAAACTCCAGAACATCGAGACCTACTAGGACGTTTGCTTAACATAGGGGATTGTGTTGCATATCCGTCTAGTAATGCCTTGATTATCGGTATAGTCAAAAAGCTTAATCCAAAAATGATCGGTGTCGAAAGATTAGGAAAACAAAGTTGGGGACCTAGTAATAAATATCCTAACGATTTAGTATTACTAGATGGCCCCGAAGTAACCATGTACCTTATCAAACATTCTGGTTGACCGGAATTCACCAAAATGTTATAATATTACTTTAAAGAAAGGAGTATGGTATGGCTTACAATAATGGAAACCCGTATGACCAAGAAGCAGAATATGCTAAGAAGTCTACAACAGAATTGATTGCTATCCGTACTCAGTTTGAGTTGGCAGTAATTAATCACCCAAACGGCCCTAAGATGTTTAACGAGCATCTAGAGTGGGTCAAGATGAAAATTGCAGAAAGAATTGGAAGGAAACAAGATGCCTAGTGTATTTTTAGTCAGCGACACGCACTTTGGACATATGGGTGTATGTCGCTTCACCCGTAACGATGGGGTTACTAAATTACGACCATACGACTCGCCCGAAGAAATGGACGAAGACATGATCGCAAAATGGAACGCCAAAGTTAAG